GAAGGTATTGGTAAACATTGGCCGATGTTAGAGCACCGCAAACAGCCATGCCGATTATCACAACCAAAGAATCCTGTGTCACTTTACCAACCCCTTCGCCTGTTCAAAAGTGAGATAGCCAACGTGATCCTTACGCTCCGATCCCTTCGATACCTCAAACCGTGGAGTCACCGGAAACGGATGGTCTTCAACAATACCGACTTGCCATCCCGCATCCAAGAATTTCTGCATCTCGCATCGCTTCCACTTTTCGCAAGGCGGGCAGTTCTTAGAGACGAATACCAAAACCTCGAGTTTCAATGGCTTGTCACTTGGGCTTGGAATTGGCTTTGGATCGTCAACCGGAGCTGGTTGAACTGTTAGAGATTCTCGAACAGTTGATACCTGTCCAACAATGTCGCTCGATGAAATGTCGCATTGAGTTGGATCGGGCTTGGGGCTCGATCCAAAGAACCAACTGAATAAACAAAGACCGATCAAGGCAAACATCCTTTTTTCTCCGTTGCTGAGGTTCATCCTAACGCCTCCCTGTCGAGGCTCGCAGAATCAATAGCAATCCGAGCATCACAGACTACAAAAGTGGACTTTCGACATACCGTTGTGAAGGCACTCGAAAACGAATCACCTCTAGGCCACTCGGTTAGGTAGACTGTTCTGGTTGCATAAACCAACTCTTGGGAAGTCATAGGATCAAGCCTCATGCACGTTAAAGGCTCCGGGTAATGCTCGATTAGATTGCTCATCCCAATGGCCTCGACTGCATCCAAGATACTTTGCGTGGCCCTGGCGTTGATAGATCCGACACGCCGACAATCGATGTCCACTGATGCCGACAGAGAGCATCGATTACCGATGGAGCAATCTCAGTCCATGAATCGTTGTGACTGTTGAGTCTCCAAATGTAGTTGCGGTTGCGAGAGTCTTTGCGTTTGCTGTATCCTGCGAAGCAATACGCATGGCCTCCGCCATTAACCATCGAAATTGATTCCAGGACACCGTTTCGACCATAAAACGACTGGTTCCAAATTGTGCCCACATAGCAAACACCAACTTGCGATGCCATGTAATTCTTGATGGCATCGTAGGAATCGAGCCAAGTGGATGATCGAACCTGAAATCGATCCGCTTTAGCCCTCATTTCGGCGGTTATGAGTGTCCGAGCGTTGTTTGGGTATGGAGTCTTGTACTCAAGGTCTTTCAACTCAAGATATCCAACTTCCTTGCTAATCTTGAGCCCGCTGTTGATCGTAGATCCAGCATCGCGACCCAATAGACCATCAAGACGTTGAGCCTCAAGATAACTGAACAATGGCGACAGTTGCCTATCGTTGCTCATCGAGCCAGTATGCAATGCCCAAAGACCTTCGCCGCAATTGGTATTGCCAAACCCACCGCAAGACCCCATGTTACCTTGGTTGTCATGGCGTATCAACTTGCGGAAATCGACCTCCTCGGGTGCTTCGTAGTCGCTGACAGTAAAGCCGACTTCGATTGACTGCGATACTATCGCGTCTCGATCCTCGATGGTTGGATCGTAGCCTGTGAATTCAAAGTCACTCATTACCAAGCCCCCGCGATTTCACGATTGACCTTGGCGATCTCATATTCCTTACCGGCAAAGCTTGCAGGCAGATCGAGTTTGTCAATCGCCTCATAGACTCGATCAAGTGCTTCCCGCTGTTTGGCCCCCGCATTCTCAGCAATGAATTTCGTCCAAGCTTCTTGATCTTTAATCTCGCCGGACTCGATCTTGCTGGCTGCTTCTAAGAAAGCCTGTTTGTAGGCTGACCGGATGGATGGCAACGTCTGAGAGACGACCGCCTTGAGTTCCTTCGGTTGTGGCTTGTCCCCTGGTTGCTGATTTCGCAACATCGCAAAGACCGCGACTGCTGCGACCATCCAAGGCAACCAATTCTCTTTTTTCTTTTCGCCAGTCATCATCCGTCCTTGTGTATTGCCCTTCTCGCTCCGACTAACCTGCTTGTAAGGAATTGAAGGTTAGTAGGTAGTCGTTGCGATCTGGGCTTAGTCTTGGTCGTCGTCGCTGACCGTGGAATCGAAGGGCTCGCCAACGGCAACATCTTCCGAAGGATTCTCGACCTTCTGCGATTGCCACCAGAGCCACAATCTAAGAGCGATCTGGATGAGCAAAAACAGCGTTGCCGGATCGATTCCGACCAACTCAGGATGCGATCCAAAGAGCAACTTTCCGGCTTCCTCATCGCCGTCGATGGTCTTTGCGACCAAATCAGCCACGGTTGGATCGGATCGGCGAGCGATCCAAATTTCCCGAGCTGCCCGACGAGCTTTTAGCCTGTCAGCAAATTTTACGCGATTCACTTGGTCACCTCCGGCTTTGGATCCACTGGACGAACCGACTCGCCGACAACCCAAGCTCCAATCGTGTAAACAAGCAACTGGATTTGATCCTCAGTCAAGGGAACCTTGTCCTTAAGGACGACGACAGCAACGGCTGCCAGCGATACCCAAAACCGTTTAGACTTGAAAAGACTTTCCATGTTTCTGACTCCTTTCCCGCATTTTAGGCTTGACCGCCGCAAATTGCAAGCAACGGCCCTAATTTCGCTTTAGACGCGTCTTTTTTTCTTGGCTACTTTTGACCGTGGTTGCCTTTTTCGCTCCATGCTGAGCCCGAGGAAAGCGTTTAGAGCGTCGAAAATCAATCTGCTTTTGGTTGTCTTTCGCTCGATGGCTGCGCGATCAACAACTTCCCAAAAGTCCGGCGGTTGCGAGATGTTTTTGCGTTGCGTCATTGTGTTACCTATACCGCAAAGAGTTGAGGTTGATCGGGATCTTCTTTCCGCGAAGTATATCGCCAGATTTCCGACTGCGTTGGTGATGGTCGCTTTCTTGCCCATCGCTCTAGGCCTGCTGTTTGATTTCTATTACCGCGAGCCCACCCGGTACCATCGCAGGATTCAATCCCCAGGTTCTCAAGGTAGTCAAGCTTTGCCGGGCTATTGCACCGAAGTAAATGAACTCGCCTAAACGCACCGGCCCACATCTCGACAGTCGACCATTTCCATTCATCGCTACCACCGATTGCGATAACCGCTGGAGCCGGTCGCAATTGCTTGACCATCTCAATCGTCATGCCATCTTGCACCGCAATAGCGGGAAGGATCTCGGCATCAATCACACGCTGGACATACTTTCGGAATCGTTCAAGCGTCGCTTCGCCATTGCCTGGAATGTCTGGCACAATTGCCCATCTTGGTCTTTGCACAGATGGAGCCGCCCATTGGATCATCGCTTCCCATTGTGGCTCAATCGATTTCCATTTTGACTCGTCAAACTGATTCGTTTTTCTGTCCCAACAAGAAAACGCCCCGTTGTCGAATGCAAACGGAAACCAAGGCCAAGGCCCACGTTGAGCACCTGGACTGTAAAGATGACCAATTTTTCCCGTCTCCCTCGCTAAACAATGCCAAAACCAACCCGTACTGTTTGCAGGCATTACTATCAAAACGCACCTCTGTTAATTGCTTCGCAAGCATCTTGTAAAGTGTTAAAAACCAATGTTGCATGGTACGCAACCCAAGGCGATAACGCTTCGCCTATATTATTTACTACGAAAATCTCCTGTCCGTTCATGTTAGCGTACATGATTTCCATCGCCGTTCCGAAACTTGGCTTGTCGATCCAAACCAAAATGATTTCGCTGTTGTCGATGTCCTCTTTGTCTTTCTCGATGATCTCGTAAGTGTAGGCGTTTTCGCATCCGCGATAATCTCGACGCATCGGGTCGATGCAATTATGCCCATGCAAAAGTTGCTTGGCTACAGCCCTCCAATCTTTACACTCTGAATCCGTGCATCCGTTTATCCGCCCACAAAGATATATGTTTTTGCGTTGCGTCATTGGGTCACCTCGATCCATGTGCCAACCTTATCCTCTGGCCCGACGTACCACTTTTCGACAGTCAGCCGGTAGACCTGTCCATCGTCGATGTAAGCGACACCGTTGAGAGAATCGAGGATGCCCTTGGCCGTATTGTCGATGTCCGGCCTGCTCATCTTAGGTTCTCGACTCGCTCGACGAATCTTGCTATGGCCCTTCGGTCGCGAGTACCAGCAAACAATCTCGATTGACACTGGCCCTGTCAAGCATCGATTGATCGAAGATTTCCAAGCCAACTGGACAGCCTGCTTGAAAGCATGAATGGGATGATGTTGCTCTGTGTAGGCCCTCGGAAAGCCGTTCTTCGTCGAAACCTTTGGCCGTGGTTGCGCCACCGGCTCGCCTGGAATGAAAATTCTCACTTTGACTCCTCCTCTTGGATCAACCGATCGAGATACCACCGAGCCTTCTTGAGATCCTCGATGCCGCCTTGCTTGTAGTGCGAAGGGTTGATCGGATCGCTTTCAGTTGTCAAGGATTGCTTGACAACTGGTTCTGGCTCTGGCTTTGGTTGAGTTGCCCAAATCGCTTTTAAGGTTCGCTCTGCTATCTTCTGCGCTTCGGTTAACTCTCTATTTGTAGGTTGCTCAACCGCTTCGGGCTCGACGGGCTTGCAGTCTTT